TGCTTGCATCCTACAAGTACACCGGCAAAAAGCGCCGGTCTCAACTGGTCAAATTTGAAAGCAATCCCGAGTTCACGCGCGAAACCTTCACGCTTCTCGGCGGTTCTGGCGGTGTTCGCGCTATCGGCTTGGGCATGCTGCTCGCAATGACGTTTGGTGTTGGCGCTGTGAACGTTGCCCAGGCAGCGGACGCCGGCAACACCGGTAACGGCGTACTTACCCTGGCAGATCCTGCATACACGAATGCGGTTCTGCCCGGCGATTACACGGTTGTCTGCACGACCGGTGGCGCTGACGCGGTATCGAAATTCCGGGTTGAAGATCCGGAAGGCAACCATGTCGGCACCGCGACTGGCGGCACCGCCTTCGCCAAGCACATCAAGTTTACGATTGCAGGTGGTGGCACTGATTTTGTTGAAGGCGACCGCTTCGTCGTTTCTGTTGCCGTCGAGCTCGGCGCTGCAACCAACAAAGTCGTCGAATGGGACCCGGATGCGGTGGACGGTACCGAACGCATCTGGGGTGTTTCTTTGGTCGATCTGGAAGCGCCGGATGGTGAAGACGTTTCCGGTGGGCTCGCTCTTCGCCGTGGTGACGTTATCCTGGCCGGACAGGAAATCGCATGGCCGGACGGCATCACCGACGATCAGAAGGCCGCCGCGGTGGTCGAGCTTGAACAGATGCGGATGATCGTCCGCTAACACCTACCAACGGCGGCCCTCGGGGCCGCTTTTTTGTTGCCCCTCACGAGGACCTGTCATGGCTGAATTTGACTTTCTTTACACGAATTCGGATCTCACTCAGGAAGTGAACCGCATTCCCAACCAGTATGGCCTGCTGAATGCACTCGGCATCGCCCCGTTTGAAACCAAGACTTCCCGCTTCGTGCGTATCGAGTTCAAGAACGGACAGATTTATGTCCTGGCAGCTCGCCCCCGCGGAGCACCTGGTGCAGTTGGACCTGATGAGACGGAAGGTGGCGTGATCATCGAAATTCCGTACTTCCCGCATCTGGAAAATATCTCTGTCGATGATGTTGACGGCCTGCTTGAAGTGGTCAACGGCATGGTGACACCTCGGTCTCTGGATCGCGAGCTGGCGCGGAAGCTGATGAATATCCGCAAACATCACTCGATCACTCTGGAATTCATCCGCCTTGGCATGCTCAAGGGCCTGATCACAGACGGCGAGGGCACGGTCCTCTACGATCTCTATGATCTGTTCGACATTCAGAAGAAAACGGTCGATTTCTTGCTCGGCACGGCGGCAACTGATGTTCGCGCGAAATGTGAAGAAGTCGTCGATCACCAGATGACGAAACTTCAGGGGGAGACCACGAGCGGCGTTCACTCTGTGGTTTCTTCGAGCTTCTTCAACAAGCTGATCACTCATGAGAAAGTCGAAAAGTTCTGGTTGCAAGCGCAAAACAGTTCCGAACATCGGGAACTCAACCGGCAGATGATGGGTGGCAGCTGGGGCCGCGTGTTTGAATTCGGTGACATCCTGTTCCGGGAATACAAGGGCGGCCTGCCGGTCAAGCGGAAGAATGGCACGATTGAAACCGTCGCCAATGTCGAGGCTGGCAAGGGACACGCCTATCCGGCCGGCACGCAGGATATGATGAAAACCTTCGAAGCGCCGGTTCATCACATCGCCCATGTCAATGACGCGCCCGACCAGGATTCGATCTTCATCTCCCGCAAAGAGCTGGATCATGGGGAAGGCTACGAGTTGAAGAGCCAGTCCAACCGTCTGGCTGTTTGCAAGCAGCCTGACACGATCGTCGAAATGGAAACTTCGAACTAAGTCCGAAGGACCCTGAAATGCCAATTCTTTCCGGCAATGCCGATGTCAACAACGCTGTCATTGCCGGAAACGATGGGGATTTCGCGGAACGTGTGCGGATCGTCTCGTGGAAGGATGGCCGAGAAGATCCGGAACGTCCCGCGCGCGAGATTGAAGCGCCATTGGTCAAGGAAGGCCGTCAGACACAGTCTCTTTCCGGTGACCGTTCCGGGCAGTTTCTGGGCAATATCCGGACGGGTGGCGCTGTGTTGAAACCGGATCCGGTGAAATACCCGGATCTCGTTGTCCGCAAGGATGACCAGGTCATTGCACTGGATCGCCCCGGGCAACCCCGTTGGAAGGTTTCATCCGTAGATGATCGTGGCCACGGCCGTATATTTATCAATCTGGGAGAGAGCTGATGAGCCTCGTGCGGATCGCACTCAGAATGTTGGCGGTCAAGGCCCTGAAGGACCGCACTGTAGCGGAAGGAAACGTGCTCGACAGCGAGATCGGCATTCTCGGCGAGGACGAAAAGGGTCTGAACATCAAACCGGAAAAGGGCCGCTTCATCGCGGTCTACACCGATGACGCGGAAGCCAAGCCTGACGAACAGCGCGCGTTCCACGAGAACGGCCTTGTGAACCTTTGCCTTGAATACGGCGTCACCGACGCCATGCGGGAAGAGGTTGACGATCCGGACCATCCGGGAAGGAAGATGCAGGTCATTTTCCCGACGATCCCGCACGCCAGCCGGATGCATGATTTCTACCTGGACATTCTGGGGCGGCAAATCCGGTCCGGTCTGTCAGATGGGCAGAATGAAGCTGCAGAAGTGTTGCGCGGCTTGATCCGCCGTGTGGTGAAAGTCACTTGCGAGCGCGCGGGTAGCGATCGGACGGGCGAACGGGTGGCGGCACAGAAGCTGACGTTTACGGTAGACGCCCTGCAAGATCCGCAGTTCCTTCTGGACGTACCTGAGGGCGCGCCTTTTTCACGGTTCCTCGCACTTCTCGCGGCTGGCGATGCCGATGACCAGAAGCTTGGAGCGCTGATCCTCGATCAGATCCCGGCGTCCCCTGAGGATCTTGAAGAGGCGCGTCAGCGGATCGGCCTGACCCTGAAAGAACTCGGCTCGCTTGGCTTCGAATACGTGCCTGATGCGGATGAGGACAGCGAGATCACCAATGTGACGATTGATGTCGCGGGCAGTCAGCCGGTTGAGGTTGGGGCATGATTGAGTTTCTGACGGGGCAGCGCATCGATATCGAGATGCTGAAAACCCGGTTCGGTCAAATGATCCGGATCGGACCTATTGAAGAAATCGACCCTGCTAAGGGATATCGGATCAAGCTTGGCGATGGAGATGACGGTCCATTCCTGTCACCCTGGTTGCCGCACCCGGAAAGCGGCGGCCAAACGTCATCCTGGATACCTCTATCGAAGGGGCAAGTTGTCGGCGTTCTCAGCCCGAACGGTGACATTCGGCAGGGGGTGTTGCTTCGAGGTGGGTTCACCGACAGCAATCCTGCGCCGAGCGCCGATTTGATGGCAAACGTCTTAAAGGGATTGGGCGCTACAGTCACATTGAAAGACGGAATTTTGACCGTCGATTGTGGCTTGGTGAAATTCATCGCTGACGTTGAAATCGAGGGAAACTTGCTGGTCAAAGGCGATGTCGATTTTGAGGACGGGCACGTAAGACACAACGGCATCAACATCGGCGATGATCATGTCCACTTCGGGATCATCCCCGGCGGAGCGGATACCGAAGGACCTCACTAGGAGAAATCCATGTCGAAGAAGACTTATTACGTCGCTGACGGTGTCAGCGCGATCAGTGCTGCTCGCATTCCCGAAAGCCGCAAACTGCGTCTGACCGAGGAAGAGGCGATGCATGACGTTTCGCTTGGGCGGCTCCTGACGTCCAAGCCGAAAGCTGCGGCAGACAGTGCCGAGCCCGTGGAAGGCGAAGAGTAAGCCATGTCCGGTTTTGACCGTGTGACGATGCTCCCGCTCGACAATCTCACGCACACGCTTCAGAGCGTGGAAGTGATCCTGTCAACGGGCATCGGATCGCGTGTGATGCGCCGGCAGTTCGGTGGCGGGGTGGCGGAGCTGCTCGGCCGGGCGGTCAAGCCGTCACTGATGGCGATCGTTCAGCAAGTGATCGGAACAGCCATCGATCTCTGGGAGCCCCGTCTGCATGTGCGCCGGGTTTCCTTCAGTGGTTCGGCTGATGCAGTGCGCCGCGGCACAGTCGGTATCGTCATTGAGGCGGACTATCGGCCCCGCGGCCATCTTGGTGACTTCACCATCGAGCGCAATCTTTCCTTTTCCGTGCGTTTTGCAGGCGGCTCCGCCTCGGCCTCGGTCATCTGAGGGTAATCCGTGATCGATCTTTCCAGCCTTCCAGATCCTCAAGTGATTGAGGAACTGGATTACGAGACCATTTTGCAAAGCTTCATCGACGAGGTGAGGGTTTTATTCGCTGCCGAAGGCATCGATTATGATGTTGGTGCGCTCGAAACAGATCCGGTCAAGATCGTTCTGGAAGCCTTCTCCTATCGCGAGATCCGCTTGCGCACTCGTGCGAACCATGTCGCTCGGAACCAGATCCTTGCCTATTCAACCGGCACAGACCTTGAGCATCTGGCGTCCCATTACGGTGTTGCCAGGCTTGCAGGCGAAACGGATGATCGTTTGCGTGAGCGTGTTCAGCTGGCAACGATTGGTCGGTCTCCTGGCGGAACTCATGAGCGGTTCAAGGCCATTGCCATGGCATCGAGCCCCAAGGTTCGCGATATCGCGACATGGACCGAAGACAGAGACCCGACCGTCAACATTGCGGTGCTGTCGACTGACGTTGGCGGCGCGGCTTCTGCGTCCCTTCTTGCGACTGTTCGGGCAGCTCTCGAAGCACCTTCGGTTCGTCTGGTGTCGGACCGCTACAACGTGATTTCCGCTGTTCAAAAAGTGGTGGCGGTCGACCTTTCCGTCACCCTTACGCCGGATGCATCTGAAGACATTCTTGCAGAGCTTCCGGACCTCATTCGACAGGCGCGCGACCAGGAGGACCTGTTGGGCCTCGACCTGTACCGGGCTTGGGTTAGCAAGGCCGCAATGGTGCCCGGCGTTTCCAATGTCGTGGTCAACGCACCGGTGGCTGACGTGGCCGCAAGCCCGAAGGAAGCCGTCAAGATCGGTGACGTGACCGTTCAGTTTTCCGGGCGGGGCCGATGACCGAGACACTTCTCCCGTCCAATGCAACGCCAATCGAGGTTGCGCTCGATCGGGCTGGCGATCAGGCACCGAAGATTGATCCCGCCCTGAGTTATATTTCCGGGTGGAAGCATAGCGTGCAGCCTGACGATCTCAGGCCATATCTGGTTCATGAGTTTGGGATGGGCTTGCTTCAGCCGTATGTCGCGACCTATGGCGGTATTCTGGCCCTTCGCCGGCCATGGTGCGAGGTGAGGGGCACGCATGAGGCCATTTCCCAAGGTCTCGCTGTTGCTGGTTATTCCGGCACGCTTAAAGATCCTCCGGCTCGGCGTCTCGCATGGGCCGAGTTCCAGATTGACTTGGATAGGGTTCGCGACGAGAAAGACGATCTCGGCATCATAGCCGGGCTTGTCGAGATCAGCCGTCCGGAGCGGTCAACATTCCGCCGTGGCGTCCATGGCTACGATGTGCCGGCCGCCGAAGGTTGCCGGACCCGTTTGAGCGGGTCGATCCTCGGGGATGACAGCGGTGTACGGATCAATGGCAAGGGGCCTAAGTGGTCTTTCGGTCGAGCTTATCGCTACACCCACGTTTTGACGGAAGCCGACCTAACTGCGCTAGGCGTCTGGCTTCCCGAAGTCCCGAGTCAGCTTTGGGTCGGCATGCAGTTCCCCTGGGAAACGGCCACCTTCAAGTGGGCCGACGACGCAGCGCTTGGCCGCAGGGTTTCGATGGCGAGTGCCATTGAGGCGCTACCTTGCTGGCTTCGCTTTGCCGATGACGCTGACCAGACCATTGGTTATCGCCGGGCCGTGTGCCGGGGTGTTGAACAAGGGCTTACCGGATACGCATTCGGCACTGACTTTCTGGAGCCTAGTCTGGAGAACCCGATCGGAGTGCATGTCTTTGCGCGCACCGGGTTCGGCGACGGTTATGGCTCCGAAGCTGCGGCTGTCTCCATCGTTTTCGGCGCTGATGTCACCGACCAGTCGAAACCCGGCCAACTCTGGCTGGAGCCTGCCGGCCTGACCGGGGGCGTTGAAATCGCGTCACAGCCGATCTCGCTCCTTTTCGGCGAGACGGTCCGTGAATACGTCCAATTTTTATTGAGGTTCTGATGGCCTACGAACACGAGTCCGGCATTGCCGCTGCCTATGACAGAACTCCAGACGCGCCGTCCACCCGGACGGATCTGGTCTTTGTCGAGGACCGCTTCATTCAGGGTGCGGAACTCAATGAGTTGCAGGGGCTGACCGGTCGCCGTATCCAGGCGATTGGCGATCTGGTTGCTGGCAATGGCAACCGGGAAAGTGATGCGGCCATCAAGGTCGCATTCGATATTGACCCAGAAGACCCGAACGCCATTCCGACAACGGCCAGCATCATCTTGCAGGCAGGACGGATCTACATTGACGGTCACGTTCTTTCCGTTGCCGCTGCGCAGTTTGATGATGTTCCAATCTCCGGCGACGTGATTGTTGGGGTACGTCAGGTGGTCACCCGCATCGGTCATGAGGAAGATCCGTCTCTCGTGGGCTTGCATCCGGGCACCGATGCAGAAGGCGAGCCGGGCGCTTACCGGACGAACCGGTCACTTGAGTGGGGTTTGCTGAACGATGGCGGCGAGGGCCAGTTTATACAGGTCTACAAGCTGCTCGATGGCACCGTCGTTGATCAGACCGCTCCGCCTGCACTTGATGGCATTCTTGCGACTGCTGCGATTTACGACCGCGCACGCGGCTCCTACATCGTTGCCGGCTGCGAAGTCAGCGCGCTTGGAGACGATGGCAACGATCGGCAGATCCTGTCGGTGGGTGCCGGCGCTGCAAACATTCAGGGCTGGCGGCGCACGCGAGAAACCGCTTTCACCCTGTTCCAGACCCAAGATCCGGATCTTGAACTGGTCTCGGCCGAGGCGAAAACCTTCACCGATGGTGGCACCGGTACCGCAGTTCTGACCGTCGCAAGGCCGCCGATCGCGAACGTGGTTTCTGCGGTTGTCACCATGCAGATCTCCGAGAACGTGACACGCGGGCCCGTGCCCAACGGTCTGGATGAACTGCAGGAAGCGTCGATTGTCGAAATCATAAGCGTGACGCAGGCAGCGACCACCTTCGATCCGGCAACCTATTCCCTGTCCGGCGACAATATCTCTTGGGCTCCGGCTGGTGATGAGCCAGCTGCCGGCAGCACTTATGTCGTCACCTATCGGTATTTCAAGCAGGTCGCACCGGATGCATTCGACGCAACGACCATCACGCTGTCAGGCGGTGTGACGGATGAGACGGCACTGCTGACTTACAACTCGAAGATCCCGCGCAAGGATATCCTAGTTTTTGATATCGATGGCACGCCGAGCGTCGTCAAAGGCCAGTCCGCTCGCAAGGGTGCTCTGCCGCCGAAGCCGCCCGAGGGCTACCTGAAGATTGCCGAGATCCACAACACATGGGACGGCGCTCCAGAGATCGTCAACAACGGCACCCGTGTACCGACCTATGATGAGCTTTGGGGATATCTGCGACTGACGGTGAAGCTTGCCGATCAGCTGAACCGGACGCTCATGGAGCAATCGGTCCCGGACGCGGCCGCAATCTCTGCCGATGGCATCTTCACGGATGACTTCTGGAGCGATTTCTACCGCGATGACGGTGTCGTTCAGTCAGCCGCCGCCAATCAGGGCGTCTTGCAGTTGCCCGTATATGAGCAATTTGTCGAGACGATCAACACGCTTGCGATCCTTGATTACACCGAAGAAGTGATCATTTCGCAGCCGCTCGCAACCGGCTCCATGAAGGTCAACCCGTACGCCAACTATAACCCGATGCCGGGTTTGCTGGCACTCAACCCGAACAACGACTTCTGGACTGAGACCGAAACTCAGTGGACTTCGTCCATCACGCGCCAGTTTACGGCGGCTCCTGGTCAGTCTCCGGT